GGGAGGTGATCGGCGATTCCGCCCGTTCCCGCGCTCGGCTCCAAAACCGAATGCTCGGGCTCGACGCGCGCCGCTTTGATCGCGAGCCTCGCGACCGCTTCGCGCGTCGGGTAGTACTGATGGGTCACCCCGTCGGGGAGGCACCCCGAGATGAGAACCTCGCGGAGGACGCTGTTTGCGGGATAGGGGAAGCGCGCCGAGATCTTGCCGACCTCCGCCCCGAGGTGCTCAAGAACGGCGCGCGTCTCGGGGAGCAGCTCGTCATACGGCAGCCGATACTCTTCGACCTCCCGCTCCCGCGCATCCCGCAGGATCGCCGCGATCGTGCTCAGGATCTCCGCGGGGAGCGGTCGCTGCATCGTCACCCATTCGCGCGAGCGCCGCTTCGGAGGGCGCGCGAGTTCCTCGCTCGCGAGGGCGCGCGGGTTTCGCGACGCGAGGACGGCGTTCAGGCGCCATGCGAAGTCAGGGTGCACCTCGATGTGCACCGTGCCCTTGATGTAGGCGCGAAGGCGGAAGGCCCCGCCATTGACCGAGTTCCATTCCCCGTGACGCACTCTTGCCGCCTTCAGAATCTGCTCTGCGAAATCGTACCAAGTCGGCTCGGGCTCCCCGCGAAACCGCGCGGCGATTTTGAGCAGGTCGAGCACGTACCCCGACTCGTGGCGCGAGAGCATGCCGAACGACCCGTAGACGTTCGAGAGGATCATTCGCTGCCCAAACCCCTGCGGTCGGTTGGTCTTGTGCTCGCTACTCAGTCCGAAGAACAGCCCTTCGACCCGCTCGGCGAAAAACGACTCGCGCGAACCCAGGAGTTCACTCAGGGTTTCAAGAACCGTCGCGCGCTCGAACGGGACGGTGGTCGCTTCGCGAATCGTCTGCCACCACTCGTGGCGACGATTCTCGGGCATGATTTCGAGCACGTCCGTCAGAGTGATCACCTTGTCCCAGAAAATCGCGTCGAGCCGCTTGAGCGCCTTCTCGGTCCCGAACAAACGCTCGCTCGCCCATCCGCTGTAGTGCCGATCGCGAATGTTCTCGATCAGGCACGTGATGAGCGTCCCCCGAACATCATCGGGCATGTCGGCGACGGTTCCCGCGAGCGTTTCGATACTCTGGCGTAGGTGGTCGTACTCTTCGAAGAGGCCCGCGAGCCGCTCGCCCAAAGAGCTGCCCTCGCGACCCGCTTCCGCGAGCACGGCTTCGGGCTCGCGGAGAATCGAAAACTCGCCGCGGACTGCAAGCGCTTGCGTCACGCACCCCTCCGCCGCAGGTCAGCCAACGCCCGCGAGAGATCGAGGCTCGCGCGGCGGACGGCTGCTGATTCGCGACCAGCGGGCACGATGCCCGCTTTCACGATCCATTCATATTCGGTCGTTCGGTGGTATTCAGCGGTCGACGCTTCGAGCCTTCGCGCCGCGGCAAGAAACCTCTCCGCTTCGGCCATCGCCTTCTTCAGGTCTTCAATCTTCATTGCCCTTCCTCCCCCCGGCCTCGATTCTGCACGCCAACTCGCGAACCCATTGACGCCCCGCGTCTTCGTCGTCGTCGTTCATAGCGTTCGCGATGTACTGGCATTGCATCAAAAGCGCCGCGGGGCCGTTCCAGGAATTCATGATCCGCGCGACGTGCTCAAAAAACTCAGCTTGCCCAGCGCTCGACATCTCGCAGAACAGCGCGGCGACCTCCGCCGACTGCTCATCCATCGCGCGGTTTCGCTTAAACAACTCAGTCGCCACCGCGAGCAGCGCAGTCGCCATTTCTCGGTCGCTTCTTGGCTCGCTCATGCTTTCACCCCTTCCATCCCGAGCCGAACAACGGGATCGGTATCGACCCCATCGTCAACGTGCTCAATCCACTCGATCATCGCGGCGCGCGCCTCGCCCTCTGTCTCCCCATAGCTGGTGCCGTAACGCTCCTCAAACCCGACGACACATGCGCTCCATCCGCGCACGCATCCAATCGGCGCGCAAACGATCTCTCCGCTCTTCGGATTGCTCATGACCCGGCCATCCGCAACTGAATATGCAGAAGCTCATCCGCAATCTGGCTAAGAATCAGCGTTGTCGTCGTTTGCGCATCGGCCACCCTGATCCGCCGAGCGACCTCTTCGAGGGATTCGCTCACCACATAAGGCTCGTCGCTACTGCTCTTGGGGCACACACGAGAACCCTTGCCAGACGGCGCCCTGTTGACGCTTTCGATAGCATCGACGGCGATCAAAAGCTCGGCGTCGTCCGCCGTCAACCAAATGAAACCAGGGACCAATTCTTGCCCGCCTTCCCTTTCGTTGCTCATCGTCTTTTCCTCCTTGTCGAAACCTACCTTACACCACGCTTGCAATCGGTGTCAAGCGGTGGTAGTGTGCTCGGCGTTGGGGACAACGAAAGGAGCGGGAGATGACGCACAGGTTTTCGGTTTTGGGCGTGCTGAAGGACTCGGCAATTGAGAGCGGCGATTTCGCGGAGGTGCTTGTGCACCTTGCGGAGTTGTGGAACTCGCTTGGCGATGGTTCGAACGTGGAAGTGTCGATCGAGGTTCGCGGCACCTGCGAGGGCGACGCGCTGCGGGTTGCGGCGCGGCTGGATGCCTTTCGCGAACAGCTAGGCGCGTTGTGCGCGGAGCCCGTGCAATCGTCGTTCGTCGCGTCGCGCGTTCGGCGCGCGAAGGAGGGCGCATGAGCGACGATCGCATCGTCTTCTTCGACGTCGAGACGGGCGGGCTCGACGAAAAGAGGCACCCCGTTATCCAGTTTGCAGCGGTCGCGACTGACGCGAGCACGTGGCGCGAGATCGAGGCACTTGAAATCAAGATTGAATTCGACCCCGCCGAGTGCGAGCCGTCCGCGCTTGAGGTTAACAATTGGTCCGCGGAGCGGTGGAATAGCGCCATCCCTCGCTCTCTCGCCGTTCGCGAGATCGGCGACTTTGCCCGGCGAAACGCCACGGTCGAGAAGATGGCGAAGGCTGGCAAGACTTACAGGGTGGCGCGAGTTGGCGCGCACAACGCAGAATTCGATGCACGGTTCGTGCGGGCGATGTTCGAGCGCGAGCGTGCGTTTTGCCCCTTGGCTCTTTACGAGCCGTTGTGCACCCTCGCGCTGTCGCGGTGGGTGTCGTTTGTGGAGACTTGTTCCCCGAAGAATCACCAACTCGCGACGCTTTGCGAGTTCTATGGGATTCCCGCGTTTGATGCTCATGACGCGCTCGCGGATGTTCGGGCGACGGTTGCTCTTGCGAGGGTCTTAAGTTCTCGGTTCAACGGGGACCTCTACGCGCCAGAGGATCGCGAATCATGAGCGACGCTCAAGAATTGCCCGAAGAAGTCGCGCGGCTGACGGACGAGCGCGGCGCTCTATCGCTGCGACTTCGCGAATTGGACGAGCGCTTGCATTCAAAGCTTCGCGCGGCGGAAGAGGCGGTGCGGGCAAGTCACGTCGCGGAGTTTGGCGGCGAAATCAAATCGGCAAAGACGCGCCTGGCAGAAATCTCTTGGCGCCTTGACGAGCTGCGCGTCGAAGCGGCGCGCGGCGCGGATTCGACACTCCCTGAAGGCATGCGAGTGGCGCAGTGGATGGGCCGCGGCGGACTTCCGTGGCGCTTGACGGGCAAAATCGGAGTCGTCGAGATTTTCACCGCCGCGTCGGAAATTCCCGCCAATCGTTCGTACGGGCTTCCGAGCGTCGGGAGTCGCTGTATTCGAATCCTCAAGAAAGGCGGTTCGCCGTCGCTTTCGGTCGAGAGAATTCCGGGCGACGCGCTGCCCTATGGCTGGTACCCCGAGGGCGTAGACCCGAACAAAAGCGAGACGGAATCATGAGCAATGCGGTGAAATCATGAACTCTTACAATCTTGATCCCGACCCGTCTTGCTATGTGTGGTCTGCGGAGGAGGGCGAGGACAAAGCACTTGCGTTTTGCGCATCTCCGCAAGATGCCGCCGAAGCATGGGCGCATGCGTGGGGTCGAGACTCTCCAGAATTTCGCTCGCTTGCGACGAAGAGCGGCGTGGCGTGCTTTGTGAGATGCCCAGGTGGCGCCGTTCTCAAGTTTTTCGTCTCGGGGCGCGAGCAGTTTATCTGCGCCGCTCGCGAGGTTCCCGAATGAAAGCCTGGCGATCCTCCGCGCTCGGGCTCGCAGAGAAGCACTGTTCCCGAGCCCTGGATTTCTTGGAGGCGGGCACCCCTTACGATCGCTCGATTTTCGCGGTGGGCACTGCGGCCCATGCGGTGCTCGAAGAGATCGGGAAGGCGGCAACCCTCGCGGGGGACTACCTCTCGCGAGAGGAGCGCGAGCGCGTCGCGGGCGAAACTTGCGAGCGGTTGATTGCGGAGGGTCGCGTGTTCGACGGACGCGCCGAGCTACCGCTCCCGTCGCCCGCGGTGTGGCAAGGGCGAGACCTGGCGCTTCGGTACTGCGCGATGCGGTCGCCCTCTCCGGGCAACCGTTACGAAATCGAGTTGGCGGTTGATCGCGAATGGAGACCGCTCGAAGATCCGCATGACCCGCGGGCGTTCGTTCGCGCGCAGCTTGATGCCGTCGGACGTTGGGCGCCGAACCCGTTGGACGAAAACGACGATGGTCGCTCGCCCGCGGTCGAGATCCTGGATTTCAAGACGGCGTGGTCGGCGAGCGCCGATGAACTCGAAACGATTCAGCGCAAGATTCAGGCGGTCGTCGCGTGGGCGCACCTAGGGAGCCCCGAGCTGACGCTGCGAATCGTCGTCGCGAACGTCCGCATGGGCAAGGAGTGGGACCTTGAAATTGATCCAAACGACGACGAAGGGGGCGGGCGGACGCTCGAACTGTGGAAAAACGACATCGTCCGAGAGATCCGCGCGCGCGATCGACGCGATGCCGAAGGGCGACGAATTGCAAGCCCCGGCGCGGGGTGCATCGGCTGCCCCTATCTCCGCGTGTGTCCCGATGCCGCGCGGTCGATCGCGGTTGAGGTGCTCGAAGAGGAGCCCGCGGCGCTTGCGGCTCGTTGGTGCTTACACCAGGGTGAGGGCCAGCGACTCCGCGAAATCCTGGAACCCCTCGCGGACGAAGGGCGCATCGCGATTGAGGGCGGCGGAGAGCTGGGATGGACGGAGCGCGCAGAGACCGTGCTCGCGCCGCGCGCGGAAGAAAAACTCGCGGAGGAATGGGCGCGCAGGGTTACGCGCGGCATCCCCAAGGAGAAGCATCCCGAGCACCTCGCGAACTCGATTCCGACCCTACTGCTCTCGCTCGGAATGACCGCGACGAACGCGGGGAGTTTGATCGAAACGATCATCCCCGCGGACGCGGAGAACGCTAGGGACCGGCGCTCGGCATTGAAGGGATCAATCACGACGACGCGTTACGGCCGCGCGTGGAAGGTTGTCAAAGAGGGCGGGAAGAAACCGAAAGGAGCGAAGAAGTCATGATCCAACAATTCAGCCAAATTCGAGGCGTAGAGGGCCTTTCGCCGCAAGAACGGCCCGTTCTCGCGGTTACCGTGGGGCGTCGTGCGGAGGGCGGATTCCCGATTAACAAGAAGTCGTTCTACTTCATGGGAGCGCATGCCGACGCCAGGAATTACGGGAAGTTCTCGGCGAAGGGGCGCGAGCCGCACCCCGCCTATGCGAAGTGGAACGCGCTCGCGGATCGCGAGAACGGCAAGGAGTTTCAAGGCGGGCGTCGGACTTCGACCGTTGAGGGCATGTTTATCCACGCCAAGCTTGGCGAGGCGGCGGACTGGCGACGCGCTCGACAGAAAGGGCCGTCTGGCGCTGCGAATCCGCCCTCGGATCGCCCTTGGTGCTCGGGCAACGGCGTGGAGGCACTTCGCTTCTGCGGTACCGCGGAAGACGGCGCCGAGAGATTTGAGACCGTTCCGTGCGCGGGGTCTCTTTGTCCGTACGCGATCCAACAGGGCAAGGCCGATGTTCCGTGTAAACCGCGGTTGCGGGTGTGGTTTCTTCCGGTTTGGGGATCCGAGCTGTCGTTTCCGCAGTACCTCGCCGAGTGGTCGACGCAGAGCCCGCAGAACATCGAGTCGTTCTTGGGAATGATGGAATCTCTTCTCGGTACCGCGCGAGTTTTTGCGGGTGCGGCAGTCGCTCCCGGTCGAGTCGTCGAAGGGCTGGTGGATCAACTTGGAATTGAAAACCCATCGATTTTTGGCTTTCGCTTTTCGATGTCAATCATTGAGGAAACGAGCAAGGTGCGGCAAACCCGCTATCCTCTCGTTCGCTTTACCGCGGGCGATCCCGTCGCGTTTCTCAACACGCAAGCGGCGTTGTGCGAGCGCCTCAGGTCGTTGCCCGCCCCCGCGTCGCACCTTCGCGCCTCGTTGCCCGCGTCGTTCGACGACGCCGACGGGATCGCCCGAGATTTTGCAGCCGCGGCGGATCTTTCGCCGACGCTGACCATGGCCGAGATCGTGGAAGCGGATGTGGTGGCGACCGAGGACCAAGTGTTCGAATTGGTCCGCGAGTGCAATGCGGCGGGCGTTGATCCCGCGGCGCTTTGCGCACAACTCGGGGTGAAAACGCTCGGCGAGATTTCGGCGCCGTCGGTTGAAGAGCTGGCAACGAAGCTTCGGCAGACCGTCGCCTTGGTCGGCACCATGTCGCGAAAAAAAGGGCGTGAGAAACCCTTGACCTAGCGCGCGCGCTATCGTACGCTCTGGCAATGGACACATATGGAACCCGCCTTCGATCTGCGCGCGAGCGATCGGGCGAAAGCATTCGAAGCCTCGCGCGCTTTTTGAGCTGTTCCGCCACGCACCTTTCCGACATAGAGCTTGACCGTCGATCGCCCTCCGAGGAGATGGAGCGCGCAATCTGCGCGCGCCTCAAGATTGATCCCGAGAGTCTTGGGGAGCGACCCGAGGACGTGCTTCGGCGACTCAAGCCACGGATGCGGGACCCGCAGTTTCTCGCGCAACTCTCGAACTGGCTCGACGGAGTCGCCTGAGTGTACGGGCGACTCTTCGCCTCGATTTTTGATTCCTCGATCATGGAGGAAGAGATGCACGTGCGCTATCTCTTCCAGTGCATGATCGCCCTTGCCGATGAAGAGGGCGTGGTCGATCTCACGCGGCACGCTCTCGCGCGACGTGTAAACATGCCGTTAACAGTCGTAAACGAGGGGCTCGAACGACTCATGTCGCCAGACCCCCAGAGCCGCTCGCCTCTCGAAAATGGCGCCCGCTTGGTGCCGATTCGCGAAACGGATTGGGGCTGGCGCCTTGTGAATCACGCGGGCTATCGAGAGATCGTAAACTCTTCTGACCGCAAGACTTACATGCGTGAATACATGAGGCGGAGGCGTGCGAAAGAAGAGCCTGTAAACACCGCGTTAACAGACGTAAACGATGGTAAAGAAAAAGTTGCACTCACAGTAGCAGTTACAGAGACAGATACAACTACAGAAGGAACTCTCTTCGAGAGTTCTGCGCCGCCACCGTCGGTGAGCGCCGCGGGACCGATCGAGGATGTCGAGGTCTGGATTCCGTTCGAGGGCAAACAGGCCCCGAAGGCGGCGAAGCTCGGACCCTGGCGAGCGGCGAACCGAGACGGCGCTCGATGGGAATACGGGGTGACGCGCGAGCTGATCGCCAACCTGGCTGGTCTGTATCCGTCGGTCGACATCGCTCGCGAGGTTAGGGCGTATGCCGACTGGTCAGAGCGACATCCCGCGAAGCGCAAAACCTACTCGGGCTCGAAGTGCGGCGTGCTCGACTCGCTGCACTTCTGGCTCGATAAGCGGCAGAACGCGAACGGCGGCGGTTCGCCTTCGCGTCCGCAGTTCGGCCATGACGCCAGCTCTGTCAATCGGCAGTATCGGAGGTTGTGATGGGGGACGAGGGCATCGTAGCGAGCCACGAGGCCGAGCGGGCGGTTCTCGCGACGTACCACCTGGAACCCGCGAGCATGGACGAGTTTCCGACGCGCGCGGAGCACTACGACGATCCGCGGAACCGCCTGCTCTTCGAGGTGATGGCGGCGTTGCGAGCGGACGGACAACCGATGGACGGCGTAACGATCGAGGCGACGCTCCGAGCGGCGGGGAAGTGGGACGCGGCGGGCGGTTACGCGTACGTGGCCGCGCTCGATTTGAGTCTGCCCGATACCTCGCGAATCGAGACCTATGTCGGCATCCTCGAAGATCGATTGCTTCGGCGGCAGATTGCGGATCTTGCGCGCGCGGCGATGAAGCTCGCGGCGGATAGCTCGCGACCCGCGGCGGAGGTACTCGCGGAGGTGCAAACGCGGCTTGTTCGGGTAGGGGCTGACCTGCCAGGGGAGGGGTTCGTCGAGGTCGGACGGGTCTTGAGCGAAATCGCCGAGCGCGTCACGAGCATGGAGCGCGGCGGGGCGTTCGGCCTAAGCACGGGACTCCGCAGACTCGACGAAATCGTCGGGGGATTTCTGCCGGGCCAGTTGATCGTGCTCGCGGGTCGACCTGGGCACGGGAAGACGTCGCTGGCCCTGCAAATGGCCGAGCACCAAGCGCGCGCGCTCGGGGTGCGCGTCGGGTTTGTTTCGCTCGAAATGACGGCTCAGGAGTTGGGGTTGCGGATCATCTCCCGCGGCACGGGGTTTGCGGCCCGCGATATCAGCCACAACCGTTTGCATCCCGCGAGCCTGGGGGCCGTGACCGATTTTGTTCGTCGTTCGCACGGTCTGCCGATCTCGATCGACGACCGCGCGACCTCGCGAGCGGACCAAGTCGTTTCGAGCGCGCGACGGTTCGCGCTCAAGGAGGGCGCGGCGATCCTGTACGTCGACCACCTGCAACTGTTGAGCGGTCCAGGCCGTTCGCAGACCGAGGAAACGGGCAACGTCGCGCGAGACTTCAAGCGGCTGGCGAAGGATCTTGGGGTGCCTGTCGTGCTGCTCTCGCAGCTCTCGCGCGGGGTTGAGCGCCGCGGGGCCGATGCGCGCCCGATTCTTTCGGACCTGCGAAACTCAGGGGACATCGAGGCGCACGCGGATGTCGTAGCGTTTGCGCATCAGCCGTACATCATCACGGGCGACGCAGAGGACGAGGGGCGCGCGTTGCTCATCATCGCCAAAGATCGAAGCGGGCAAATTGGCGAAATCGAATGCCGATTTGACGGACGGACGACAACGTTTCACGACATCACCATCACGGGAGAGAGGAAATGACCGAGCGAGACGTCGAGGTTGCGGAGGTTGCGCGCGGGTTGCGCGACCTCGGGTTTTACGAAGACGCGGAGGGCGAATTGTTGCGGCGCGCGCTCGCGATTGTTGAGCGGTTCGGGGCTGCCAAGGAAGAATTCATCCGCGATGGCCGCGAAGTTCTGGCCCGCGTGCGGCGACAGGTGTTCAAGTTGGTCAGTCCAAATCACGCGCACCATTTCCTCGTTCACTTGTCGTCGTCTTCGGTCGATTGCTGGCAGGCGACGCGCATGGAGGGAAACGAGCCAACGGGTCACGTGCTATTCAATTCGTCGACGGATGCAATCGCCTCGGTAGCAGGGCGGTTTGTTCGCGGCGTTGCGCCGATTGGGGATGCATCGTTTGCATTGGAGGTTGGAAAACCAGCGTCGAGTCTTGAAACCCGCTTTGGGAAGGGGCTGGCGCGGATGCTCCAGAATGGAGCGGAGAACTCATGAGCGCCTACGAAGCGGTCGGGGACTTCATGCCGCGGGACGAACACGACGACGCGTTGCGCGCCGAGATTGCGCCTGGACACGGCGGGCAGTTCGGAATGCGGCGGCTTGCTGCGGTCCCGTTTGATCAGGTCGACGACGGCGAGAACGAGGCATGGTCCGATCGATGGGAGTCGGTCGAATGACGGGCGGGGGCGAGAAAATCGGGAAGAAGCGGGCGACCAAAACTGCGCGTCGACGGATCACGCCCGAGCAGGCACAGCAAGCCCGCGACGCGTACAAACGGCTCGGGAGTTGGGATGCCGTCGCGCGAGATCTCGGGCTACAAAGCCGAGGTGGCGCTCGGTATCGCGCGGGCGGCGATGCTCCGCGGTGGCGGTACGAAGCGGGCGATCCGCGGCCCGAGTGCGTGCGCTCTGGGTGCGTCAAGGGCGCGCGGTTCGGCGCCGCGGGGTGCGGTCGCTGCGAGCGGATCGCGGCGCGGAAGGGCGTTAAGGTCGCAGATCTCCCCGCGATCGCGAGGCGCGAGATTTACGGGCGGAGGATCACCCCCGAGGTCATCGCCGAAGCGCGCGCGGCGTACGCCCAGCACGGGACGCATGCCCGAGCGGCCGCGGCTCTCGGGGTCTCGGTGTTGACCCTGCGAAATCGCATCAAGCGGGGCGGCCCAATGGCCCGCCCCGAGCGGCCTGATGCCGCCTCCCTGCCCCGATGTGCGCGAGAGGGGTGCTCTCGGTCGTCGCGCCCGAGGTCGCTTTACTGCGCGGCTTGTGTGGAGTGCGCGCGACGGCGCGGGGCTTCGGTCGCGGACCTTCCCCCGATCGCCCCGCAAGCACCCCCGCAGACTCGGCGCGCGGCGGAGATTCGAGCGAGCGCGGCGGAGGTCGGGGGGCTCGCGGAGCTGGGTCGTCGAATGGGAATGAGTCGCGAGAGGGTGCGCCAACTTGCGAACGAGACCCCGCGGCTCCCGATCGGGAGGCCTCGAAAGATCGTCGAAAAACCCCTTGACATCGTTGGCGAGTCGGGTTAGATTGTCTTTGCGGCGGGGATGATCCCGCGGCGGACTATCGAGAGGGGCGAATGATGAACAGCCAGACCACCACCGCGAACGACGTGACCAAGCGAGCGCCCATCACCTATTCGGCGATGGCTATTGATCCCGAAGGCGGGTGGGTTTGGAAGAAAATTGCGGCTGAAATCTGTCTGACTGGCGACGGAAAGATCTACATCCAAGACGTGAACGCCCCGCAGTACGCCGACCCCGTGTTCGGTCCCGCGGAATGCTTGGAGGCGCTCGCGGCGGAAATCGATGGCACCGCGGCGGAGATCGACATCAAGTTCCGCGATTTCCCGTCGTGGGCTCTGCTCGCAGGGATCAACGATCTTGACGATCTTTTTGGGCTGCTTCGAATGGACGTTCTTGGCGACCGCGAAATGACGGGACTCCCGACGTTCGGCGGGGAGGCGCCCGCGAGCGGGACCGACGGCGTGTGGAGCTGGGACGAAACGAGGCTTATCGTTGGCAGCTGTTCGGACGATTTCGAGATCGTTTCTCGCGGGGCGTGGGCGTAAAAAGAAATCAGAAAAACTACTTGACAACGACGAACAAGCGCACATATAGTAACGACATGGCAACCAAGGCGAAGCGGGCAACGGCAAACGGCAACGGCGGCGGCAAGTGGATCACCCCGAAGCGACGGCTCGCGCTGTATCTGCGGGATCACTTCACCTGCATTTATTGCCTCCGCGACTTGCACGGCGCCGACCCGCGCGACGTGACGCTCGACCACCTGCGCTGCGGTCACGGCGCAGGAAACCACGGCAACGAAAACCTGATCACGGGGTGCCGGTCGTGCAATTCTTCGCGCCGCGATCTCCCGCTCGCGCGGTTCGCGAGCGCCGAGACCCGAGCCCACATCCGCCGCAACATTCGGCGGTCGATGGCCCCCCTACCTTCGTCTCGCGTCCGCGATTCTCGCGAACGAGATGGGCGACCCGAGAGGATGAGAGCGGATGAGAATTTCGAAGAAGTGCGCATTGACTGGTCTCGCAATCCTGGCAGCGGTCGGCGTGGCGGTTGCGCGCCCCCCGCACATCCCGCGCGAGGTCTCCATGGTTTGCGGCGCGGACGGGTGCGAAGCGGCACCCGAGACATGGACGATCCTGGAATGTGCTGGAACGCATCATCGGGTATTGGTCCAAGCGCAGACGATTCGCGGCAACGACCCCGCGATCGTGCTTGGGCTTGAGACGTGCGGCAAGCTCGCGGCGGGATCGAAATAAAGTCGCGAAAAGATGTTGACATGATCGGTGTCGCGTGCAATAGTAGCGACATCAACAGAGGAGATGAAGCGATGTTCGAGCGAGCGACGATCACCCCGACTTCAGCGGTTCCCGCTTGGATCCTTTCCGCCCCGTGCGGTCAGTGCGGCACCCCGAACCCGCTGGGCTCGACGACGTGCGTCGAGTGCCACGACGACCCGCGCGAACTGTGGGCTTGGTGCGAGGATCGCAATAAGTGGGCGTTCGTGGGCGTCGATCGACTCGAATCGGTCGCGCTACTGGAGGCGGTTTTCGGTTCGCTCGCGGGCGAAATTGTTGAGAAAGGCGGTACGGCGTGAGCTGGCCGTTCGCCCCTTGCTCCTGGTGCGGCGTAGATATCCCGCTCGGGACTCAGCGATGCTTGTGCGGAGTCGACCCCCGCGAAACGGCGGACGCAGAAGGCGAGATGCTCCCGCACGGCGAGCGGCGACAGCGGGTCGTCAACGCGCTCGACCTCTCGACAGAGGATTACCTGAGGGAGGCTCGGTACTGCGGCGAGTAGGCCCGTTTGATCGTTGACGGCGAGGTCAAGGGACTCGGCCGCCCTTGGCCTCTCGAAGGCACCCATCCTCAACCGCGAGGAGATGGGAGCGGATCGGGTATTCCCCTGCGAGTGATCTTCCGCCGCAGCGACGGCGCCGAATTCTTGACGCCCGAGCCTTGACCCGCACGCCGCTCTTGACTTAGCATCCCCAATGTGATCCGACCGACTCCGCCCACCGAAAGCTCCCGCGCGATCATCGCCGCGCCCGAACTTGCCGCGTGGGCGGAGTCCGCATTCCTCGATCCCAATTCCCGCACCTACAACGAGGATCACGACCACCTCGAATTTGCCCGCATCCTCTGGCGATGGGCATTTCCTGCCAACGTCCGCCAAGGGCGCGCCGTGGCTGGAACCGCGGAGATCCCGCGTCCACCGCAGACGGGCGGAGCATGGGGGCGCGCCGCGTACTGGCAACAAGTCGCCGAGTTCGCGCTCGCCGCGGGGATCGAAGGCGATCCCGATTTCGTGATCACCATCCATGCCCCGACGTTCGCGGAGATGTCGGACGTCGAGGCCTGCGCCCTGGTCGAGCACGAGCTTTATCACTGCGGGCAGGAACTCGACGAGTTCGGCTCCCCCAGGTTTCGCGTGGGTTCTGGTTTTCCCGCGTTCGCGATCCGCGGCCACGACATCGAGGAGTTCTCGGGCGTCGCCCTCCGCTACGGCGCCGTGTCCGAGGATCTTCGAAACCTCGCGTCCGCCCTCAACTCGCAAGCATCCCGCCTGACTGCCGCCGCTATCTCCTTTAGTTGCGGCACTTGCAGGGCGGCATAGCGAGGGGTCGGGCCCCTTTCCGGCATCTTTTCGGAATCAACGATGGCGCGCGCGGTCAATCCCGATGCTCCGAGCGGCGCTCCCGTTCCGAAGATGTCCCCCGATGCCCAGCGGTTTGTCGTGAGGCAGTACGCCCGCTTTCGCAAGCCTTCGGAAATCCTCGCCCTCCTGAAAGACGAATTCCCCGATCTTGAGGTCTCGATCAACGCGATTTCCTACTACAACCCAGAGCGGGACATCTTCCCTCGCGAGAAGTGGGGCGAGTTCTACGAGACCGAGCGTCGCGCTTACATCGCGGGCGTCGAGTCGGTCGGGATTGCTCACGCACGCGAGCGCCTCAGGTACCTTGACGACGGCATCCGAGCGGCCGCAAAAGCCGGAAACTACGCGCTTGTCCGCGAGTTGGCCGAAACTGCCGCAAAAGAGCGCGGTGGAGCATTCTTGAATCGGCGCGAGCTGACGGGAGCCGACGGCGCCCCGCTCATTCCGCAGCAGCCGCGCGGCGTGCAGATCACGATCCTGGGCGGAGAGTCCGCGGTCGTCGACAAACTCCCCGAAGAGTAGGGTGCCGAGCGGTTTTCGGAGGATGCTCCCGTGCCGTCCGCATAGGGAGTACCCCCGAATCCGCTTGCGCGTCTACGGTGGCACCCCGACGGGTTGGGCTGGCTGTCCGCGGATCGCGAGGATGCTGCGCTCGCTGCGATCCGTAGGCGGGGGTGTGGTCCCGCGTCGGTCCCGTCCGTCCTCGATCCGCTCTCGGTTCCGTTCGGCCTCAGGTGGGGGCGGCATGGATCGAGCTACGATCGCCCCCGAGGTCGCCGCGCGCCGTCCGAGATCAGGAGTAGCGCCCCGTGCCTGCGGTCCCCCGAAGTCGGGCGCGTGCGGCAACGGGAGGCGCGCGCCCTGTACTCAATCGCCGATCGCTTCGCGGGTCGCTCCGATCGGTGCGGGGATTCTGGCGCGGTTCGGGCGGGATCGTCAAGCTCGAAGGATTCCAAAGAAAATCTCTCAAACCTCTTGACGACGGCGAAAGTCCGAGATATAGTACATCTAACGACGGATAAGGAGAGGGCGACATGGCAAGCGGAGGAAGCGTGAGCGAAAAGAAAACCCTGGACGAAGCGCGGCAATGCCTGAGCACGTACACCCTGGCTAACGGACGCGTCGTCCTGGCCAAAACGTGCGGAGAACCGTATCGGTTCTCGAATCAGCGACAGGCTGACCGAAGGGTGGCGGAGCTGCATCATTACGGGTGGCCCGGACACTCCCGCAAGGCGCTTGATTCGCGGTCTTTCTATGTCTACATCGAAGCGTAAGGGGAGTTAGGCGTTGACCTCCGCCCCTGAATCGCCCTAGAATCCACGGGCGCGCGCTGGGGAGCGGTACCCCGCCTGGCTTATAACCAGCAGGTCGGCGGTTTGAGTCCGCCCGCGGCAACCATCTTTTACACCAAAGGAGCGGGGCCGATGTTTGGCCCCACCGCGAAGGCCCTGGAGGCTCGGGTGGTCGGTAGGTGAACGGTGCGGCGGAGTTGCCCGCGAAGTACGCGCTGGAACCCTTGCCCGGTCGGGAAGAAACGGCTGGCTGAGATGCAAAACTCAGCTTAAGAGAACCGCCGACCAAGCTGACCAAGCATTTTGCACCAAGGCGGGCGCTTCTTGGTCCCCGACCTCCCCCTTTTGTCCTCTGCCACGAGTCTCGAAGGGGGAGGTCAATTTCGCTAATTTGACGAATCTGAGGCGCTAACGTGTTCGCGGAACACTTGCACCCGAACACTTCCATTGCCATTCGAAAGCGGAATGGTCACTACCTCGGCTCCGCCCATGGCCTTAAGATGCTCGGCAAGTTCGTCAATTAACCGCTGTCCGCGCGCCAGTTCGTGTTCAAGCTCCTCAGGGTCGGGGTCGGTGAGCAGGTCGTCAAGGTTCATCGCTTGATCTCGTTGAAGGTGACAAACCGAACGTTTCGGCCCGCAACCGCTTCAATTTCGCGACCCCGTCCGCGGGCAGGTGCCCAGGGCAACCAGAAGAACACGGGTCGAGCTTCACGCCGAGCGCGGTCGCGAGATCTTCGACGGTTTGCGCATAGACCTCCGCGGCCTCGCGGTTCGTCATGGTCAGGGCGTCGTTCTCCTCGCGGAGCGCGTCACGCTCTTTCTCGATGGTCGCAAAAAAGTGCGCTGACAGCTCGGCGCCCGCAACTGTTGCTCGCTGTCGGGCGCGAATCAGTCCGCAGAGTTGGCGAATCGTGCTGGCATAACTTGGAGCCTCACCGCCCGCGGCAATCCCGAGAAGTTCGCGCGCGTCATCGGCTGCTTCGCGAAGCCCATCCCCGAGCGGCACGCCCTCGAATCGGGCTTTGCCGAAATCGTCGCAGACGTGCAGCTTCTTGCGGTCCTCGACGATCTGCCGAAGAAGCTCGTTGTCTCTCTGAAGCTTTTCGATCACGGCGTCGCGCTCCGACACATCGCGGTCAAGGCGCCTGATGTCGCTCTGGTAGACTTCGGCCGCAGCCTGCGCGCTTTTCTCGCCAGCCCGCCAGCCATCGCGGAAAGCTTTCGAGGCGTCTTCGGCCGCCGGGTCGTGCGAGCTGATGGTCAAGGACGGGGCGGCTCGCCAGCCCTCGCCCGGCGGATGTGAGGAGCAATGGTTGGCCGACGACGGAGCGCCGACTGGCGGATGGCCCGGTAGCCCCTCGCGCTCGCTGCGAATCGACTCTGCGAGCGCTTCGGGCCAAGGCGAAGTGCGCGTATCAAAGCCCACGCGCTCGGCCCTGCGCACGATATCTGCGAATTTCTGGATAGCTTCATCGGTCAGCATTCGGTGTTCCTCCCTGAGAGGTCGAGAATTTGGTGGTTGCCGACAAGTATCCCGCACCGAACATCCGTCGCCGTGCACCCGCGGACACCCGGCGCCAGCTCGCGCACGTCTTCGGGCCGGGTGAACTGAATTCGAAGGCTTTGGGCGCACACCCGCTCACCAAGGCGAAAGATATAGGCGAGCGCAGCCAAGGACGCAAGAACTACGACGCAGAACGCGGCAAGTATCGTTGACCACATTGCTCAAACCTCCCTCGTTGACTTCGTCAAAGACTGCGCCTTCTCAAGCCCGGCCGATCGCAAGAACGTCGACATGGGCATTCCGAGACTGTTCGCGGCGTCGAGGATGATGCGCCATTCCTCGGGCCGCATGAGAACAGCGGCTCTTTCAACGCGAGTGTCTGATTTGTTCATGCGCCTCCTCTTTTTCAAGTAAAGATTTTGACACGCGCGGCGCGAGTCGCTTCGTCAACCCTGCGCCTGGCCGTCTGCCAGTAAACTAGGTGTCGAAGTTCCCGGATTTCTTCGATTCGTTTCGCGCAAGTCGCGCACCCGGCGGTGATCTCCTCGCCAGCGTCATAATCGCGTCCGCTCAAAGCTTCATGGTTTTCGCCTAAGAGCGCCGATTCGCTTCCGCGAATGTTACTGAGATACTCGATTAATCTTGTCCGTTCACTTCCGGTTGCTTTGCGCGCGATATTTATGAATGTTTCAATGTCTCTTTCGGTCATTCGAAGCTCCCCTCTTTGCGCTGATTCTACGCCGATTCGACGTATGGGCGCAAGGCCATCGCCCGCGGTAGGCTTTGGGCGCATGGCGTCGAATGAGCTGCCGCCCGTCGAGTTCTCGTTGTTCCCGAAGCAGGCTCGGGCGTTCAACTCCCCCGCGACAGAGATTCTGTTCGGCGGGAGTGCGGGGCCAGGGAAAAGCCTCCTGATTCGAATCGCCCTCATCACGTGGAGCCTGGCGATTCCAGGATTGCAGTGCTATCTCTTCCGCCGTAAGCTCCCCGACCTCGAAAAGAACCATCTCTCGGGACCCAAGAGCTTCCAGGTGCTCTTCTCGCCGTGGACTGCCGCGGGGTTGGTGCGCTTCAACCAGTCGAAGAATTTCTTCGAGATCGGTCGACCTGGCGGGCTCGTCTCGCGGATATTTCTCTGCTACGCGGAGAACTTCAACTCGGTCGTCGAGAACTACCAGGGCGCGGAAATCCACGTCCTCGCGATCGACGAGCTGACGCAGTTCCCTGACGACATGTACCGATACCTGCGAGCGCGGTGCCGCATGGTCGGCGTCGACGTGCCCGAAGCGTTCAAGGGGCGATTTCCGAAGGTGCTCTGTGCCTCAAACCCTGGCGGCATCGGCCACAACTTCGTCAAGGCGATGTTCATTGAGCCGAAGCCCCCTTACGAGATTTGGAAGACGCCCGAAGACGAAGGCGGCATGTACCGCCAGTTCATCCCCGCGGTGATGACCGACAACCCCGCCTTGATGCGCGAGGACCCGACGTTCAGGGTTCGCCTTCGAGGGCTTGGATCGCCCGAGCTTGTGCGGGCCATGGAGCTAGGCGACTGGAACATCGTGGCGGGCGGCGCCCTCGACGACGTTTGGACCGCGGAGACCGAGAAGCGGTTCGTCCTCCCGCGCTTCGACATCCCCAAGAACTGGCGCCTCAATCGCAGCTACGACCACGGGGACTCGCATCCGTTCTCGGTTGGCTGGTGGGCTGAGGCCAACGGCGAGGACGTGACGCTCGACAACGGCGAGACGTTGAGTCTCCCGAAGGGCTCGCTCGTCCGCTTCAACGAGTGGTACGGGTGGAACGGCAAGCCCGATCAAGGGCTTCGCATGCTGGCGGGAGAGATCGCCCGCGAGATTCTGCGGCGCGAGAAGGAGATGGGGATCGCGGGGCGGGTTCAGCCAGGCCCCGCCGACACCGCGATCTTCGACTATTCCGCGGGCGCAGGAAAATCGATCGCCTCAGAGATGGCGGCAAACGGGGTGACGTGGACGCGCGCCGATAAGAGCGCGGGCTCGCGCATCGCGGGATTCCAGCTCGTGCGGAAGATGCTCAAAGCCGCCGCGGCAAGCCCTCGCACCGAGCCTGGGCTGTTTTTCTTCAAGGAAACGTGCAGGGACGGCGCGCTCCGCACGCTTCCGACGCTCCCGCTAGGGAAGACGGGCGACGACGTCGATACCAGCGCCGAAGATCACGTAATCGACGAGGTTCGTTATCGCGTATATTCTGGCGGGCAGAGATGGGTTAGCGTCGAGCGGCCGATCTAGCGCGCGCCGATCTGTTAGACTCCACCGCCATGAGCGGAACTACGCCTCCCGTTCCCGCGACGACCTTACATGGCGCCGAGGGCGTCTCCCTGTACAGCAAGCGAGCGGGAGCGACCTTGCCAACGGTCAAAATCGCGCAGCGGTCGAAGGATCTTGCGGCGCTCGAAAGGCTTCGGAACCTCCCGCGCGACTTGATGGGCGGAACCGCGGCGATGCAGGCGCAGGGCGGGCTCTATCTCCCCAAGCAGAAGGGCGAATCGAAGGGGGAATTTGAGCGCCGCCTATTCAGTAGCTTTCTTGCCCCATTTTTCAAACAGGCGATCAATGGCCTGGTGGGCATGGTCTTCGCCGAAGACATTGAACTCGGCGAAGATGTGCCGCCCGAGTTTCGCGGATCCGATGATGCCTCGCGGCGCGACGGATGGGCCGAGAACATTGACCTCGCGGGGAATAACCTGACGGTCTTCGCGCGCGGGTTCTTCCGCGATCTATTGGTCGACGGAGACGGCGCCATCATGGTCGACGCTCCGCGCCCGATCTTGGCGCCGACAGGAGAGCCCGCGCAGATCTCGCAGTCCGAAGCGCGGCAAGCGGGCGTACGCCTCAAGTGGGTGCACATCCCCGCGAGCGCGATTCTCCGGGCGCCCTATGAATTCCGCGACGGTCGCCGACGCCTTCGGGAGTTTGCGTACGTCGAGATGATCGACGACGTTCAGCACATTCGCAAATGGTTCGCGGGCGTTGACGGAGCGCCCGCGCGGTGGGAGTTGTGGCGAGAGAACGACAAGAAGTCGGACTATGAGCGGATCGAGGAGGGCGCTTCCTCGATCGCAGACATCCCCGTCGCCCGCAAGCCGCTCGAAGACGGCGAACCGCCGCTCGGCCATCTCGCAGAGGTCTGCCTTGAGCACTACCAGCTTTCGAGCGATTTGCACAATTGGATGCACGCCGCCCTTGGTCCCGCGCTCTTTGGGAGCGGTCTGACCCCACAAGAGGCGGAGGGGGTTGTTGAAGTCGGGCCGCTGCGGTTCCTTTGCGCGTCGGTTCCTGGCGCGACGCTCGGCTGGATCAACGCCGATCCTTCGTCCTTCAAGGTCGGTCAGGATCGGCAGCGCGCCCTTGAAGAGCGAATCGCCGAGCTGGCGAGCCGCCCGCTTACTCAGGCGATCGATCCCACCGCAACGCAGGTGCGCGCCGACAAGGCGGAAGCTCATTCGACGCTCAAGGCGTGGGCCATGTGCTTTAAGGACGTGCTCGAACAGGCGCTTGCGATCACCGCGCAGTTCATGGGATGGCCGACGGGCGGTTCGGTGATGGTGAACACCGAGTTCGGCGCCGAGCAGATCGACCAGGTTAAGGTTCAAGCGCTCCAGGGGTTGCGCACTGCGGACGCATCTGGGAAGCCCGCGATCTCCCGCAAAGCCCTGCTCAAGGCCATGATCGAGGCGTGCGTTCTTCCCGACGGATTCGACCTCGAAGCCGACGCCGAGCAGATCGAGGAAGAGATGCGCGAGACGGGCGGGGGCTCGGGGAATCTCGGGCGCCAGCGTGCGGCGCTCCGCCGTGTCGCCGAGCTAGTCGCGGGCGGCATGGAGCCCGACGAAGCGGTGCAGGTTGCGGAGGAAGAGGCGGACGGCGCGGAGCCCAAGGTTAGAACAGCATGAATTCAGCGCCGCAATGAGGCGGCGCTTACGCCGACGTAAGGCAACGAGGTAAAAACAGCACATGCAGATCAAAGCAGAGGCCGGATTGAGCGCAACGAGCGGAGTGCCAACCTATTCCGTGAGCGAAGACGATCGTCACGTGACCTGGACGATCACGACGAAGATGCTCGACGAAATGGCGTGGTGGGATGAGCTGTCTCACGGTGAGCGCGCAAAGCGAGTTGCAGACGGTCCGCGTCCGAAAATCACTGCCGATGATGGTCAGCAAATTGAACTCTGTGATGATTTTTTCGGGCTGCATGCGGTCGTGGCGCGCAACGCTCTTCGAACCTTCCTTGGTTCTGGCGGCGCAAGCGGTCTGCAATCTTCGCCGCGACCCAGGAAGTGGGGCGACGGACTTAAGCCGGTTCCGATCGCCGAGTCGGCGTCCTGCCACATTTTCGCCGAGGTCGCCGACCGCGGCGATGGTACTGGACGGATCGGCCGTCGCGTCATCATCTCTTTGGGTAACCCGCACTCTCCGTACCAGTGGCATTTCGGCCCATGGATGAACGATGCGGAGGCGACGGCGCTTGCCGCATATTTGTTGCCCGTCTCGGTGCCCTCAGAGCATCCGCCCACGCTACCGCCACCAGTGATCGACGTAGGGACGCGCCCATGATTCGAGAAGACTGCTTCGTCGCTGAGATCGATGGCGGACCAGTTCGAATTCACGGCAGCGCTCGGGCGTACCAGGAAAAGCCGGAAGTTCGGGCAGCTCTTGATGCGATCGTCAAGGCCGTGAAGGAGATGGTCGCGCGCGGGGAAGTTCCCGATGACGGAAGTGGCCTGGAAGGTCTGTAAGCAAGCTACCATGGAGCCCACCGACGAACAATCGGCGGCCGATGCCGAGCGCGCCGGTGGGCGCTTTCGAGTAACGGATCGACCGAAGCTGTGGGCTTGCGAGCCTGCGCGATGGCGATCGGGAAATGTTCTTGAGACGTCGACCTGGTGGTGGGCTGAGCCCTGCGGACTGCTGGCCTCACAACCAAACCCGTGGTGCGAGATCTGCTGGGAAATGGTTCGCTGGCGAGGTCGCCCAACGAAAAAGGATGGCGAGTTCGTGTATCCCGTTGAGTGCCGCTGCGGACCAGATGAAATTCGATCTGTGTTTCCGCTTCAGATGGGGGGGACTGCCGAGTGGTGGCTTGAGGTGTGGGGCGTAAATGTCTGATTCAAAGGGAGTGGTCGTAGACCTGTTTAGTCGAGATCCGCGGAACGGGCCATTCTTTAGCGCTTCCGCCCATTGTTTGGTATGCAACAAGCAATGGGTTCAAGTTTCAAAAGTCGGCAACGCATTCTTTGAGTGCCCAGGTTGTCGCCGAGAGACGGGAGTGCTTGGGAGACTTGTAAGCTTTCCTGACGGTGTTCCGCGCCTTTCCTGCGATTCGTGCGGTAATCAGGTGTGGCGCGTCTCGCCCGCCGAGCTTCTTTGCGCGGTTTGCGGCGAGAGTCGGGGATGGCCTGATGCCTGACCCCGAAGCCCTTGGCCGTTTCCGCGACGGCGTTCTCGTTCACGGCGTTCGGATGAAGCGCGCGGGGCTGAACGTTGCGCGTCGCGTAATCGCTCTTCTAAACGAATCCGAAGCAGATCTCGAACGACAAATCCGCGACCGCGTTGGTTGGATCGCTTCCCGCGGGGTTGGCTCTGATTTCACGCTGCGGCGCCTTGAAGAGAATCTGAAGGTCGTGCGCGCGACGCTCCGCGATGCCTACCGAGCGGCCAAGCTCGAAGCGGCTCGCGGGATTCGAGAGTTGGCCGCGCACGAAGAGGAGTTCCTGGCCTCTCTCGCCGTGCGCACGGGCCTGGGGGCCGCGGCGCGCCTAGACTACGCGCGGCTCGCGGCGATCGCGGTCAAGCGGCCCTTTCAGGGTCGACTCCTCCGGGAATGGGGCGACAAGCTCGAAGAGGACACGGCGGCGGCGGTGCGTAGCTCGATCCGCCGCGGGCTGGCACTCGGCGAGACGACGGATCAGATCGTCCGCCGCATCATCGGCTCTCGGAGCAAGGGCTACGCGGACGGAATTCTCGAAGCGCGCCGCGGGGACGTGGAGTCTGTCGTCCTCACCGCGTCGTCGCATGTCGAGAACTCAGTGCGAGAGGAGATGTACGCCCTCAACACCGACATCTTCGGGAGCGTCCTCGTGTGGCTCGGGACGCTCGACTCTCGAACGTGCCCCGTCTGCATCGTGCGCGACGGGAAGCGATACGACGCGGTAACCCACAAGCCGATTGGTCATGACGTGCCGTACCTCGACGGGCCGGGCCGCATGCACCTGCGGGATCGGTGCACTTCCGCACCCGACATTGAAGGCGACCCGCGGGGTATGGGAAACCGCGCGAGCATGAACGGCCCTGTTGACGGGCGCCTGACCTACCTAGATTGGATCAAGACACAGCCCGCCGCGATTCAAGACGAGGTGATGGGGGTCGTCAGGGCTCGGGATCTTCGCTCGGGGCGCCCCGTGGAATCGTTCTGGAAACCAAACGGGCAGTGGCTGACGATTCAGGAGCTTCGTGCGGCGGATGACCTAGATGGTTGACGAGTTCCTCTGGGCAAACAAAAACAAGCGGCGCGGCGGGATGTTCAGAGTCACCAGGCTTTGCCATTTCACCGATGAGAGCGATTTGCGCAGGAGAGAACTTAACGCCCGCGCGACCTAGGCTCTCCCACGCCGACGCCGACGCTTTCACTTCCGGCATGGCTCGCTGGAACTCGACCATGCGGGCGATTTCGCCCTCCAGCTCGGCGACGCGCTCCCGCAGGCGTTCGCATCCCAGGCACTTCGTCTCTTGGTTCAATTCTCCGCCCCCTTTAGTCGAGATTGCGGAAAGCTCGGTAGTTGGTTCGTATCGGAATCCTTCGGTCGCGGATGGCTCGAACTCCAGTTCGTCAAAAATGGCGTTGCGCTCCTGCCGTCTGGCAGCCAGCAAGGCTTGAGCTTCGGCCACGAAGTTATGCATCGTCTGGCGACGCGCTCAACGTGGTTGCAGTAGGGGCCTTTCGAAAAGATCAAGCTCCCTGTCATGCGATAGCCGCTCAATAGCCTGACAGCGGCGCGCAAGGACTGACCATGCCCCCAGCCCTCGAATCAACACCGCTCGCCCCCCCTTCCCTCGCTCTCGATCCCCATCTGTCGCTCCCTCCTGCCGACGTGCGCGCGAAGCGCGTCGCGCAGAACCTGGGCAATCGTCAAGTCGTCATAGCTCGCAATGGCCGACACGCGCTCGGCAAACGCGCTGTCGATATAGGTCGCTGCGCGGATCGTCTTTTTCATGAAGCCCGGGTGTAGACCCTTT